GTCATATGGATTGCTGCGGCAACAATTAGGAGAAATAAAAGATGCAATACTTTAAGAGAAAATATTTAATGCAAACGTCAAATAATCCTGAAAATCCGCGCAAGAATATTTGCGGCTTGGCTATAGCTAAGATTTTAGGCGTCGAAGAAAAAACGCTTTACCTTCACACTTGGCCGGATCTTAAACGTGCTATTGGATCTTTGTATGGTTTCCGTAGCGTAAAGACTGCAGTGCATTGCAAAAAAGATAGTACGGTAGGAAGCTTGCGCGGCAAGATTGAAGAGCATTTTAAAACGCACGGTGATGTAGTGCTTTATGTAGTGCGCGTTGAGGGCCATGTATTAGCGCTGGGGCCGCAAGGTCAAACGTGGGTGGATACTGCGAAGCGCAAACGTGACAGGCGCAAGGTTCTAGACGTTTATGGCGTGTATTTGCCGGTTGGCAACAAAAAGAAATTGGCTGAAATTGCTAAAAGATGGGGCATGGATTGATGCAAACATTTACTTTTGAACAAGCCAAAGCGGCTTACTTTAATGAAGACGCAGCGGAGCTATCACTTGCCAGTGAACAGATGATTGATGATCTAGCTGTTTGGCTTGAGGATAATGGGTATGACAGCGAATACGTTTATCGGCTGCATGATTATGGGCTAGAGGAAATGCGCTGCTTGATGGCAGAGGCAGCGATAGAGTTTGCGGAGCATTTGAAATGAGATTGACAGGCAAAAGCATGTGGTACGTTGCAACAACCAATGTTGCAAATGAGCAACACAATCAGAGCTGGTATCTTGATGTTGAATTAGCGCTTGATCGTGTCAAAGAATTGGCCCTAAGTGGCTACAGGGTTATTATTGAAGAGGAGATTAACCATGTCGAATATTAATGTAGATAAATATGTAATCAGTCTTTACGATTACACAGGCGAGGCTCTCAAGCCGTGGGCAGAAGCAGGGTATAGCTGCCTTGCCTTTGATATACAGCACGACGATACAGTCACAGATGTGTATGGCAGCGGTGGCAGCATCAAGTATGTCAAAGCAGATCTGCATGACCAGAATGTGCTCAACAATATTGCTGTCAACCTGCAGTTTGAAAACGTTGTCTTTGGCATGGCCTTCCCTGTCTGTACAGATCTGGCTGTATCAGGTGCAGCACACTTCAAGCGCAAAGCAGAGAAAGACCCCGACTTTCAGATCAAAGCATCAAACTATGCAAAGATGTGTGCACAGCTATTTAATGAGCTTGGGGTGCCTTTCTTTATTGAGAACCCTGTCTCTAGATTGGCAACGCTGTGGCGCAAACCTGACCACTGCTTTCACCCGTATGAGTATGGTGGCTATATCTGCAAGAGCAATGCTGAGCACCCAACATGGCCTGAGTATATTGCACCCCGTGATGCTTATCCTAAAAAAACATGCCTATGGACAGGTAATGGCTTTACTATGCCATACCGCTTACCAGTAGAGCCAGAGCAGGGCTACAGCAAGCAACATCGTAAGCTTGGCGGTAAATCAATGAAGACTAAGAACATACGCAGCGCAACGCCCCGTGGTTTTGCTAGTGCAGTGTATTATGCAAATGGAGTAACGGTATAATGAACATATCTAATGAAACATTTCTTGAGCTATCTGCAGAGATTGCAGAAGCATGGATGAATGACGCATACCTTGATGACATCTATGTTGAGGATGAGAACGGTGATGAGCGCTACACAGAAGAGGCGCAGGATCGGTTCAACGATATCTTAGATGAAGTGCAAGCCATCTTAGAGGGCTATGTAAGAGGGGTGACAGCATGAAGGATCACTGGGTTATTAGATATGATGGCTTGTGTTGTGGTGAGTGGGAGACAACATGGGAAGGGCATACTGATCTACATGATGCCGTTCAACATTTGAAAGAGCTAACAAAGGCTGGATGGCGTAATGTTTTTATGGAATATGATCCAGAACCAGAGGAGTATGAAGAATGAAAACGTATGATCTTAAATTGACGCATGAACAAGTGAGAACGCTTCAAACAATTCTTAATCAGGATATTGAAGATACTATGATTGCAGAGCCAGAGATTGAAGATTTTCACTGTACCCGTACAATGAGGTATTGGCTGCACAGAGCAGAAGTATTAGATGCACTCAATCAATTGCGTAAGCAAATAAGAGATGAGATCATTGATGCATAGTTATTTGTATAGACTAGGCATTGCCACCTCTGTCTGGTTTAACGTACTGCTAGGCGGTTCCTCGAACCAAACTTTTAGTGCACGTAACTATCAGTGGCAAAAAGATCACAGGTTTAACTTGGTATTTTTGATCGACTTGATCTGTGGAAAAGGGCATTGTATGACATGTTGGTCATATTGGATGATTAGAAAAGGAAAATGGTAATGACTAATCAAAAACAAACTATCTTGAAGCACCTTAAAACTGCAGGTTCAATCACAGTGCGTGAAGCTCTGATTGAATACAGCATAAGCAGCTTGACCAAGCGTATCCAAGAGATGCGTGAAGAGGGCTACGACATTCTATCTATGAAGAAGTGGCACCCTGTCACCAATCAACGGTATGTGCGTTACTACCTACAAGGTTCACCTAAATGATCTATCGTGTATGGCTTAGTGATGCTAAAGGTTTTGACTTCTGTTACATCAGCACGAAGAACCGTCTTGAAGTAGATAAATTATTGGAGAAGTATTCTAAATGGAAAAACGTCAAAGCAAGGGTAGTGCAGTGTGAACAGCGCAACAAAAGAAGGATGTTTGTACGAAAAGGGAAAAGTATATACCCCGAGAAACTGCATATCAGTGAGGAAGCTTATGTATTCTCTGAAAAGACAGATAGATGATCTAGAGTGGGAAGGTGACTTTAAGCGCGCTGATTTCCTACGCACAGATCTGGCGCATATAACTGAGTTAGATAAGAAAGGTGATGTATGGTTTCCTTCATTTTAAAGTATAGCATCGTGTTATTAATTTGTGCTGCTTATGTAATTGGTTTTGTTGCTTTGATGTTTACTAGCAATGAGGAGCTAAGCAGTGCAAAGCGAAAAGGATTGCGATAACCCTCACGATGATGCGTCACACTGGGCGGGCAACATGCCCCCCAGTAAAAAAGGAGACAAGGACAATGAGAAAAGTAAAGATCCCAAAGGCGACAGACAAGGTAAGTAAGCTTATTGATTACTACCTGCACAGCCCTGCCTTTGCTAAGCTCAGCCCTCGCAGCCAGAAAGATTATGAGTATCACTTGGCTAGAGTTAATAAATCTATTGGCAGTAAGGCTATCGAAGATGTTACAGCCGGTATGCTAAACAAATCCTATGAGAAGTGGGAACAAGATCACGGCATACGCACAGCTAATTACACAAAGTCTGTGCTATCTAGGGCATGGAAGTACAGTATGTCCAAGGATGTCATGCGCCATAACCCTGTGAGCCTCATAGAGACTAGCACAGAGCGTAAAACAAAGACTAAGTGGGATCGGGCATCTGTAAAGACCTTCCTCACTACAGCGTACAGCCAGTGGCGTTGGCGTAGCATTGGGTTGATTGTTCACATGGCATATGATTGGGGTCAACGTACTGGTGACATGCGTACCCTGACATGGGATACATTAGATCTGGATCAATGCCGCATGGATCTAACACAATCTAAGCGGGGCGCAGATGTGCACCTGCCTATCAGTCAGAACCTCTGCAAGATGTTACGTGAGCAACACAAAGATTTTGGCTTTCAAGATTACGTTGCACCAAAGGTATCACTGGATCGTGGGCAGGTTAGACGCTACGGCTTGAATGAAATAGCGCCTCTTATCAATGAGGTACTGGACGAAGCTAATCTACCTAGAGAGCTTACAGCTATGTCGCTGCGCCGTACTGCCGTTACTGAAATGATGGAAGCAGGGGTTGACCTAGTGGGTATCATGCAAGTAACAGGGCATGTGAACCCTGCATCATTGAAGCCTTACATGGTCAATACATTCAGTGGTGCAAGCAGAGCTTTAGCAGCAAGAGGTAACGATGATGAAGATTCGTAAATATGTAGGTGATCTATGCCTGACTACGGGTGAGAACCATCGTGGTAACTGTCCTGTGTGTGGTGGGCGTAATACGTTCACTGCAACCAACGACAATGGTGTAGTAAAATATAACTGCTACAAAAATACCTGCACTATCGGTGGTTTTATCCACACTGATTTGACTGCTTCAGAAATAATGATGATTATGCGACAAACTGCAGAGCAAAAACGACATAGGGAGAAAGAGACTATGGAGATTCCACAGTATGTTGTTAAGCCTATGCCTACACACCTAAAGTTTAACAGGTTTGTAAGGCGATGGGGTTTGGCAATAGATAATTTACTTTATGACGTTAAGGATGAGCGTGTTGTATTTCCGATACACCACAAGGGGCGCATGGTAGACGCTATCGGTAGGGCTGTAGGTAACACGCAGCACCCTAAATGGTATCGCTACACTGGCAAAGCTGACTACTACACGATAGGTACAGGGTCTGTCCTATTTATTGTTGAAGATGTTGTGTCAGCTATCGTTGCATACCAAGAGTTTCCACATATAACTAGCATGGCTATTCTTGGTACTCAATTAACAGACAAACATATGGAGAAGATAGGTGAATATAATAGGGTTGTTATTGCTCTTGATCCTGACGCTATAGATAAGACTATCAAGTACAGGTCAGAGATACAGGCATGGACAGGGCTACGCACTATGGCTTACATGCTAAACGACGATGTTAAATACAGAGTAGAAGATGACATGGAAAAGTTAGAAGGAATGTTGAACAATGATTAAACCAGCGGTATTACCTCAAGGCTACACAAAGAATGTAGCAATGCACAAAGGTCAGTGGTGGTATGTTATGAATGGTGTACTGAAACAGCCTATAGTACAGTGTGAAGAGCGCAACAAAGGAAGGATGTTTGTACGAGAAGAAATGACTGCAGATAATCCTCAAGGCTACATACATAAAGGTAAGGGTAAAAAACCACCACACCCTTATGTGTTGCTTGGATACCACACTCCAGGAGTATTTAAAACTTGGGATGAGGCATTAAATAAAATTAACTCTGAGTCTTTTGAGAAGGGTAAGAGCACAGAAGGTTACGTGTATGTTATAAATTGTGAGGGTGCGTATGACGGTTGGTTAAAAATAGGATGCACTAGATTTATAGAAAGAAGACTTAGCGCATTAAATACAGGATCTCCCTTTAGAGATTATAAGTGTTTACATATGAAATTCTTTTCTGATAGGCACTTCGCAGAAGGTAAAGCGCATAAAGCAGCTAAGCTTATCTTTACAGATCACGACAAACAAAATGGTGAATGGTTTAAGGTGTCAATAGAACAAGCCATAGATATTATTGATAGGATAGAAGAATGATTGAAGCGGTAACAGGTGCATCTATACTTGCGTTCTTAATTATTGGTTTTGTATGTATCATATTGAGTGAGGTAAATAAATGATTGAAGTAACTTTTAAAGCCAGCATGGGTAATGACCTTACGGTCTGTAACGCTGCCCGTGTTTCATTCGGTAAAGAAACTGAGTGGGATTACGAAGAGTCAGATGCTTACAGCTTTAAGCAACACCTTAAAACAAAAGATAGGAAGCTTATACAATACCTAGCCAAACACAATCACATCAGCCCCTTTGGGCATTGCTTTGCCAGCTTTCACATCAAAGCACCCGTCTTTGTAGCTAGGCAACTTGTGAAGCATAAGTTTCTACGGTGGAATGAGATTAGCCGCAGGTATGTGGACAATGAGCCTGAGTTTTACGTACCTGATACATATCGTGGGCGTAGTCTTGATAAAAAGCAAGGTAGCGCAGGTAAAGTAACTGTATCTGACAACGGTTTTAACGAGATTGCATTGACAGAGTATGAGTACCTACTAGACTTAGGTGTCTGCCCAGAGCAAGCACGTATGGTACTACCACAGTCTATGATGACTGAGTGGTACTGGTCAGGTAGCTTGGATGCGTTTGCTGATATGTGTAAGCTTCGCTGTGCGCCTGACACACAAGCAGAGACAGCAGAGGTAGCGTGGGGAATTGATCGCATTATGGTTGACCTGTTCCCTGTGTCGTGGAGAGCATTAAGGGAGAATGGATGATGAGAGGTAATATTAACGGTGCAATCAAGGCGTCAGCTATTGTAGCTTTACTGATAGCTGCGCCACCTGTGTTGATAGCTATGACGTATGACGAATACCCAAAGTACTGCAAGCTATCAATATTGCTACCATGTATAGGAGTAAGTGATGAATGACATTAAAGTAACAGATGTAGAAGAGCACCGTGATGGTAGCGCTACACTACAAGTAGAGTGTGCCCCTGAGATATTCGCAGCCATCTTTAACGTAGGGTTTGTAGCTCTTATAAAGAGAGGCTTAGAAAGTGAGAAGTGGCAGACATGTGTAAGCTGTGGTGGCCCCGCTCAGAATGATATGTGTGGCTTTTGCTTAGAGGAAGAATGATATGGCAGAACAAAAATTTGAAGATGCAAAAAGTGAAGGTTGGCTTTATGCAGGAAGAAACTCAAAAGGTGAAATTAAGTTTAGAAAGTACACAAACCAAGATCTGAATTATGTAAAAAAGTATCTTGATGATAAAGGCTTGGCATACTACGTACATGAGAAGGCTAAATTAGTTTTTATATATAAAGATCCTGAGCCTGAAAGTCAGTACAGTGCTAGGTATGCTTACTACTACACTACTGGTATGTGGGGTAATGACAAAAGGAAGAAACATTACCATTCCAATGGTATAGAAGATTTTATAGATAGATTCTTTACAACTAAAGAAGAGAACAAGAAATATTGGGATGAAAAAAATAAGAAAGAAAAGACATGAGTATGGCTGGAACAATAGAAGACATGCGTTGGGAAATAAAACTGTTGAAAGATGAAAACAGTAGGCTTAGACGTTTCATTAAGGATCACAAACTGATTCGTGAGTTTGACGATGAAGAACGTAAGAGAGCCTTAGAGAGAGCAAGAATAAATAAATAACTACACTTGTAGGAGACAAGGATGATTGAATTAGCATTACTAAAAACTCTACTTAATAAAGAGTTTTACGATCAACACAAAGGCATACGCTGCCCTGATAAGATCTTTACGAAAGACACACGTAAGATCAAACAGGCGTTAGATACGGCAATGCAGACGTATGAAGAAGATATGTCTGTGTCAGATCTTGAGGCTGTGTTCATGGGGCTTAATCAGACCATGACAACCGCTACGAAATCTGCATTCCAGGATTTATTTCAACGTTTAGCTAAGGCTGAGCCTATTAAGAAAGACATTGCAGAAGATACCTTGAGCCACCTGTTTCAGCAGTACGTTGGTGAGCAGGTTGCCAATCTAGGTTTCGACTTTGTGAACGGTAGTCAGAATAGTCTTGAGCCTTTACGCCGCTTATTAGAGGATTACAAAGATGATTTTACTCCTAACCTTCGCATTGATTGGGATGATATTGACATTGATACATTGCTTGCTGCTAATAATCTTGAAACACAATGGAAGTTTAATATACCAAGTCTCCGTAGAAAGGTGGAAGGCGTTAGTAATGGTCATCTTCTTGTGGTTGGTGCTAGGCCTAATACTGGTAAAACTTCCTTCCATGCCTCTCTGGTAGCCGGTACTGATGGATGGGCATCACAGGGTGCCAAGTGCATTGTACTGTGTAACGAAGAGAGCTACGAGCGTGTAGGTGCACGTTACCTAAGTGCTGCAACCAACATGAGTATGGATGAAGTTAAAGAGAATGTATCACTAGCACGTAAGCGTTACGATCCAGTAAAACAAAACATCCGTATCAAAGACAGTACAAACAAAGATATGAAATGGGTTGAGGCGGTAGTAAAGAATGAAAAGCCTGATATTGTTGTGTTGGATATGGGTGACAAGTTTGCAACCAAGAATAGCGATAAGTCAGACATATACCTCAAGGATGCAGCCATCCATGCACGTAACATTGCAAAGCAGCATAATTGTTGTGTGATTTGGATGTCTCAGCTATCTGCTGTTGCAGAAGGTAAGGTCTACGTTGATCAGTCTATGATGGAAGGGTCTAAGACAGGTAAGGCAGCGGAAGCAGATCTTATGGTTTTAATATCTAAAGATCCTATCGTAGAAGGGCAGTCAGAAGAGTCAACACGGCGGCACCTGAACATTGCTAAGAACAAACTAAAGGGTGGGTGGCATGGTGTTGTCCATTGTGAATTAGATGGTGAGCGTTCACTCTACACCGCTTAGGAGAATAGATGAGACTTGTATTAGATGTAGAGAACAGCATCACATGGCGTGATGGTAAGACGTTCATTGACCCCTACGAGGTAGGCAACCACCTTGTTCAGGTAGGCATGGTAAATGCTGATAACAAAGAAGAGATTATGCTTGTTACCTTAGATCACAATGAGCATAAGGATTCAGATGGTCAAGGTAGAGCCTTGATACAGAAGTTACTTGATAAGACTACACTGCTTATCATGCACAATGCCAAGCATGATCTTATGTGGCTATGGGCCAGTGGCTTTACGTATGATGGTGACATCTATGATACCCTGTTGGCAGAATACATATTGTGCAGAGGGCAGAAGCCCAAAGAAGGTATCAGCCTATCAGCCTGTGCTATTAGAAGAGGCTTAGCAGAGCAGAAGGAAGACTACCTTACTGCCTGTATAAAGAAAGGAATAAACACCCATGAGACGGATCTCGACTCTCTTAGCATTTATCTTCGGGCTGACATCCTCACAACTTGTGAGTTGTTCCACAGCATCGAAGCAGACTATGCAACCCCAGAATCCCGCTCCCTTCATGCAGTCAGAACCGTCACCTTTCAAACATGCAGAACCCTCACCGAAATGTACATGTCAGGATTAAAGGTAGACCTTGATGTATTGGAGCAGGTTAAGGAAGAGTTTGAGCTTGAACAGGCGCAGATAGAAGAGCGTCTGCAGAGCCAAGTGCGGGATCTTATGGGTGATACACCTATCAATTTAAACTCACCTGAACAGCTATCTCAGGTTATCTTCTCACGTAAGCCTAACGATAAGAAAGAATGGGCTGACATATTTGAGTTTGTAAAAGATAAGGCTGAGTTTAAAGCTGCAGTCAATGCTAACTCTAAAATGCTGTTTAAGACAACCGCTTTTACGTGCCCTACATGTAATGGGGCTGGACATACATACAAGACAAAGAAAGATGGCACACGTTATGCTAGGCCCAACAAGTGCACTACCTGTGACTCAAGAGGCTACGGCTTAAAAGAGTCTAAGCAAATGGCTGGTCTGGGCTTTAGTGCACCAAACAAGAAGTGGATAGCACATAGTGGCTTTGGTACAGGAAAGGATAACTTAGATGCGCTGGTGGCAACGGCTAGGAACAATAACATGGAATCTGCGGCAAGCTTTATTCTGGATGTTAAGCGCCTTAATGCTATCACTAGCTACCTTTCTAGCTTTGTTAGCGGCATATCTGTGCATACTAAGTCTAATGGATACCTTCACGCAACTCTTAGTCAGCACATAACGGCTACAGGTAGGTTCAGTAGTAAGAATCCTAACATGCAAAACATGCCTCGCGGTGGTACATTCCCTGTTAAGAAAGTATTTGTGTCACGTTGGCAAGGCGGTAAAATTTTAGAGGCAGACTTTGCCCAGCTTGAATTTAGAGCGGCTGCGTTCTTAGCTCAAGATGAGGTTGCAATGAGAGAGGTTGAAACAGGCTTTGACGTACATGCTTACACTGCAAAGGTTATCTCTGATGCAGGGCAACCTACAGCTAGACAGGCAGCAAAGGAGCATACGTTTGCCCCACTCTTTGGCGCTACTGGTTATGGGCGTAGCAACGCTGAGAAGGCTTACTACGAGCACTTCAATGATAAGTACAAAGGCATAGCACAGTGGCAACAAAACTTAGCTGACGAAGCAATGCGCTTCAATAAGATTACCAACATCAGTGGTAGGCAGTATGCTTTCCCTGACATTGAGCGCAGAGCTAATGGCAGTGTCACACACTTTACTATGTTAAAGAATTATCCTGTGCAGGGCTTTGCTACAGGTGATGTTACCCCTGCTGTACTTAATGAGTTTCACAAAAGATTGAAGCCACTAAAATCTGTACTGATCAACACAGTACATGATTCAGCGGTGGCTGACATACATCCAGATGAAGAAGAAGAGGTATTACAAATAGTTGCAGATCTTAATGACAACCTTGTGGATCTGATAGAAGATGTTTACAGAGTACGTATGAATGTGCCGTTATTATTAGAGGCAAAAATAGGCCCAAATTGGCTTGACACAAAAGACGTATAATGTATAACTACAATTTCATGTAACGCTCATCGAAAGGAAAAGATATGAGCCAAGAATTAGCAGTAGCACTAGACCGTGGACAATCAATGGCAGAGCTTATGGGCGTGTCTAACAGCACACCACAGAGCGCAACGCCTAGCGTATCACGGCTCAACGTCAACCAAGAGATCCTAGAGAAAGAGGTATCTATGGATGGCGAAACGTTTATGAAACCAACCGTACCAAAAGGAGCATATAAACTAACTACAGGTGATGATGTAGTCTACAGTAAAACAGTTACTGTGCGTGTCTTTGCTGTACGCCAACAGTGGCAGCGCTGGAATGGTGACACTACTGAAATGGAGAAAAGCGTTTTGGCTAACAGCCTTAACAAGGATCTCAAAGATAACTTAGGTGGCTATAACTTAGGTAGGCCATCAGGTTATATCGAAGACTTCAATGCACTTTCAGAAGCAACAAAGTCTCTCATTCGTAGCGTAAAGCGAGTTAAGGTGTTCTTTGGTTTGGTAACACTAGACAGCCCTACAGATGCTATGGGTGAAAAAGTAGACGGTGATTTCACGGACATCCCTTTTGTGTTTGACGTTAAGAACCGTGACTCTCTAAAAGCACTGGACGGTGTACTGGCACAGATCAACAAGAAGAATCTCCTGCCACCTATGTCTACTATCAAGCTATCTCCTGCTGTAGGTAAGATCCCTACGGGTGCTACCTTTGGTTATGTTACTGCAGCAATCGGTGATAAGGTTGAGCTATCTGATGATGACAATGATGTACTAGGTAACTTCCTAGACTTCATTGAATACATCAATGGTTCACTCTTAGATAAACATGAAGAGCGTAGCTCTGATGGTCTGTCACACGCCGACAAAGAGATTGTAGCTTCAATCGTAGAA